GAATGAAGAAGGCGTCAACGTAATACCATGTTACTACAAACGTGAATACGTTGAATGGTCTGATCGTGGCGAGGGCACTTCTGCTCCAATAGCTATTCACTCCGTGGATAGTGGCATAATTAAAGAGGCAACTCGAGATGCAAGTTACAAAGACAGATTACCAAACGGTAACTATCTTGAAAACACGGCATCGTATTTTGTGCTGTTGGAGTCAGGTGAGGCTGCTTTGATTTCCATGAAATCGACACAATTAAAAATAAGTCGATCTTGGAACTCAATGATGAACAGTATCAAATTGAAAGGTAAAAACGGTATGTTCACTCCAGCTATGCACAGTCATGTGTATAACCTTAAAACAGTGCAACAATCAAATGACAAAGGAACGTGGTTTGGTTGGAGTGTTGAAAAGGTTGGTCCTGTTCAAGACAAAGGTTTGTACGAGCAGGCAAAAAGTTTTGCTGTAAGCGCTAATAAGGGTGACGTTACTGCAAAACATGGTGAAGAAGATACTAAGTCAAAACAAGACTCAGTACCATTTTAATCATGGTAGACCCGCAGTTAGACTCCCCCGTTGCTGCGGGTCTGCAAACAGAAAGGATGAAATTAAATGTACTACAAAACTCCAAAAAGATGGCATAGAGTGCATGAACAAGGACTAACGCAAGATGATGTTAGAAAGTGCCTCACATGTCAAAAAGAATTTACAATAACAAAGTGGCAGAAAAGTAAAGTTTATTGTCAAGACTTATGTAAACCAGGTTTCAAACCTAATAAAGGCAAACCAAAAACTGGGAGGCCTAAAGCAAAGCAATGAATTTAGATTTTTTAAAAGAGTGTGAAGAGAAAATTAAAATTACAGATATTTTTAATGAGCACACTTGCACTTATTGTGGCGAATCAGCATCAGACAAAGATCATATTGTTCCTAGAGCGAGTGAGGCGGATTACAAAAAAAATCATTTCAATAAAAAAAATACTGTGCCCTCATGCAGAGAATGTAATTTAACTTTAGGTGATAGATATATTTTAACTATTTCTAATAGAGCTAAATTTTTGATCGAGGCTTATACAAAAAAATTTAAAAGTTTGTTAGCCATGCCTCACCACAGTGATGAGGATATTAAAGAGTTAGAGGGCAGTTTAAAAAAAAGTATAAAGGGGCAAATGAATAAGAAAAAAATTATTTTAGAAAGAATGAGTAATCTCGAATTGATTAGTTTATTAGAACCAGAGATAAAAGATGTATGGCAAGTTATCGACAGAAAGGGTGATTTTGAATGAAATTTAAAAAGATATTTGAGGGCAACAACAGTGCGTATGGTCAACTGATATTATCAGGAGCGACAAACGACAAAGGTAAAGCAGACGGTAAAGCTTTTATAAAAAGACAACCAGTGACTGACAATCTTTGGGAGGATCATTTAGCCGGTAAAGATCCAGCACTTGGTGTGATACCCATAAACGAAGACAACATGTGTAAGTGGGGGTGTATTGATGTGGACGTTTACAATGTTGATCACCTAGTTTTGATGAGAAACATAAAAGGTTTTAGTTTTCCATTAGTTACATTTAGATCTAAGTCCGGTGGCGCACATCTATTTTTATTTGCTAAAGAGTTTATTCCTGCATCACTGATGCAGTCAAAACTCAAAGCAATGGCAGATGCTTTAGGTTATGCAGGTAGTGAGATTTTTCCGAAACAAACTGAAATATTAGTTGAGCGTGGAGACACAGGTAATTTCTTAAACTTACCATACCACGGTGGTGTGCGTGGTTTGAGATATGCGATGAAAGCTGGTGGTGAGGCTGCTAGTTTAGAATCATTCTATTCTATATACGACGAATGGGCACAGACAAGAGAAGAGATAGAACAAATAACTGTAAAAGAAACAAAAGTAGAAGAGGCGTTTGAACAAGGGCCACCTTGCTTAAATAGACTAGCGACAGAGGGCTTTGGTGAGGGGTCAAGAAATAACTCACTATTCAATATAGCGGTGTATTGCAAAAAAGCTTTTGAAGATTGGGAGAACCAGGTTGGACAATACAATCAAAAATATATGGACCCACCACTAAGTTATCAAGAAGTGCAGTTGGTAATTAAATCTGTAACTAAAAAAGGTTACGATAAATATAGATGTAAAGAGCAACCAATATGTGGTGTGTGTAATGCTGCAAAATGTAGAACAAAAAAGTTTGGTGTTGGTTTTGAAGAAGAGCAGATGCCAGAGCTAGATACATTAACAAAGATAACATCTAATCCACCACAGTGGTTCTTAAATGTGGCAGGTAAACGTGTGGAGTTGAAAACAGAACAACTACACAACCCTAATCTATTTGCGATAGCAGTCCTGGACCAAGCAAACGTAGTATCACCAATACCCAAAGCGCAAGACTGGAGAGAAGTTTATCTAAAAACTTTAATGAATAATTTACAAGAAATAGAACCTCTTGAATCACTAGATCCGATTAACCAACTGGTGAATCTGTTGTATGACTTCACAGTCAACAGACCAGCAGCAAGAACAAAAGAAGATATGTTAAACAAAATGTCCTGGACTGATGATGGCTATACATATTTTAGAATGGATGACTTTTATTCTTTTTGTAAACGCAACAACTGGGAGATGGATAAAATTAAGACAGGTAACTTGATAAAGACACTCAAAGATACTTTTGAAGATGAAATTAGAATGACTCTAAAGAATCAGACACCAAGGGTCATAAAAATAAAAGCCATGAAAAAAACAAAACCGGAGATAAGCCAGGAGAAATATCAGGAAACGCCATTCTAATGAAAACGATAATACTAGGTCCACCAGGCACAGGCAAGACAACGACATTACTAGATTTAGTGGATGACTTTTTACGTGCAGGCACAGATATAAAAAAGATAGGATATTTTTCTTTCACAAAAAAAGCAGCACAGGAGGCCGTTAGCAGAGCAGAGAAAAAGTTTAAGATAGATAGTGATCAGATTCCACATTTTAGAACACTACATTCTTTGGCATTTAGAATGTTGGGTGCTAAAAAAGAGCAGGTGATGGACGTGGCAGACTATCGTGACTTTGGTTTAAAATGTGGCATACCTATCAAAACAGCCTGGTATCAAGAAGGAGACGGTGTATTCAATTCAGATAACGAATACTTACGTTTAATGAACAAAGCACGAGTTTTAGAGATACCTATCTTAGATTTGTACGACAGAAACGAACACAGTATGGACATCGAGCGAGATCTATTATATCTTTTAGATCAAGAACTTAAACGATACAAACAAGAGAAGGGTTTAATAGACTACAATGACATGGTTGAAAAATTTATTCGACAAGATATTTCACCAACTCTTGACGTATTATTTATTGACGAGGCACAGGACCTCTCACCTTTGCAATGGCGAATGGTCCGGACTCTTTGGAAGAAAGCAAACAAGACCTACATTGCAGGGGACGATGATCAAGCTATATTTAGATGGGCTGGCGCTGACGTTGATACTTTTATCGCTCTTAAAGAAGAAGTAGATCACATAGATACACTGAGTCAATCTTATCGGATACCTGGTGGACCAATACACGAGTTGTCACAAAACATAATTAATAAAGTTAGCACTAGATACGACAAACACTATTTACCAAGACAAGAAAAGGGTGATCTTACAAGATACTCTGATGTGGCGCAAGTTGACATGTCACAAGGCGAGTGGTTGGTATTGTCATCAGCGAATCATTTTTTAGATGATATAAAAGATCTGTGTCAATTACAGGGTTGGTATTATTCACACAAGGGTAAAAATTCTGTTAAATTAGATCTAATCATCGCCATACAAACCTGGCAAAAATGGCGAGCGTCGAATCAAACATTACCAGTGGCATCCATAAAAAATATTTATTCGTACCTGGGTGACAATGTAACAAAAGGTTATAGAACATGTAAAACGATGAAGGGTGAAGAAACGTATAGTATTGAAGACTGCACCGCGGAACATGGATTACAAACCACAGACGTTTGGTACAAAGCTTTTGCAGGGTTAGATGCAAACACAGAAAACTACATACGAAACATGTTGTCGAAAGAAGAAAAAATTACACAAACACCACGCATAATATTATCAACAATACATGGAGCCAAAGGAGGTGAAGCCGATAATGTATTACTTTTACCTGATATTAGTAAGTCTGCTGCTGACCACAATGATATCAATCCAGACGAACTACACCGTCTATTCTATGTCGCTGTGACACGAGCAAAAAAATCTTTACATATATTAGAGCCAAAAAATTATGACAGGGCATACACGCTATGAGATTTAGTGAACACATAAAAGGTGACAAAGCAGAATACATCGCTGCAATGTGGCTGTGGGACCAAGGATATTTAGTTTGTAAAAATATGTCACAACAAGGACCAGTGGATCTGGTTGCTATCAGAGAAACTGAAGTGGTGTTAATAGATGTAAAATCAGAATGCAGAAGAAAACGTGATGGCTACAAAATTAATAGATCACTAACACCGATACAAAAAGAACTTGGTGTCAATATTTTAAATGTCAATGTAGAAACAGGAGAATGCACATATGTCTAGTCCATACGACAACCAGGTCGGCGGCGACCATTATAAAAAATATAAGATACAACCTAGTGAATTCATCAACAAAAACAAGTTGTTATTTGCCGAAGGATCAGCTATAAAATATATTGTAAGACATCAAGATAAAGGAGGCAAAGAGAGCCTCGAGAAAGCGAAACATTTTATCGATATGATAATCGAAAGGGACTATAGTTGAGAACACTACAACAACCACTATTCACACCCGAAACAGAATGGGTGCCACCAGACAGATTACCAGATTTATCTAGTCATTCTGAAATAGCAATTGACTTAGAAACACGAGATCCAAACCTGCTCACAATGGGATCAGGTTCGGTAAGAAGGGACGGGGAAGTAGTCGGCATTGCCGTTGCTGTTGAAGGCTGGTCCGGCTACTTTCCAATAGCGCACGAAGGTGGTGGGAACATGGACCGCGCATTGGTCTTGGATTGGTTTGAAGAGGTTTTACACACAACCTCTACAAAAATATTTCACAACGCTATGTATGATGTATCTTGGATCAGGTCACTTGGCTTTCACATAAATGGTGGAATCATCGACACGATGATTGCTGCAAGTTTGATTGATGAAAACAGATATAGCTACACACTAGACTCTGTTGGTAAAGATTACATTGGCATGCGTAAGAACGAAAAACTTTTACAAGACGCTGCAAAAGATTTTGGCGTCAATCCAAAAGCAGAGATGTGGAGACTGCCTGCACCATTTGTTGGTGAGTATGCAGAAAAAGATGCAGAGATCACATTGAAGTTGTGGCACGCACTGCAACATGAAATATCAAAACAAGATCTGTGGGATGTATTTAATTTAGAAACGAATCTGTTTCCATGTCTGGTTGATATGAAATTCAAAGGTGTGCGCGTTGACATTGCAAAAGCACAAGCTGTTAAACAACAGCTAATAGAAACAGAAAAAGGATTATTAAATGACATAAATAAAATAGCAGGGTTTGATGTAGAAATCTGGGCTGCTGCATCGATTGCAAAAGCATTTGACACAAAAAAGATTCCATACGATAGAACAGAGAAAGGCGCACCAAGTTTTACGAAAAACTTTTTAGCAACACACCCGGCAGAACTTCCAAAATTAATTAACGAAGCGAGAGAAATAAACAAAGCAAACACAACATTTATCGACACAATACTCAAACACGAAC